GATTGGTCTTGGTAGAACAACTGAAGTTACCAGAGATGAAGTTAAATTTGCTAAGTTTGTTGCAAGACTTCGTAATAAGTTTTCACAAATATTTGATTATGCATTAAGAACACAATTATCTTTAAAAGGCATTTGTTCAGTTGAAGAGTGGGATGACTTTAAAGAAGATATCTATTACGAATTTAAGAAAGACAATAACTTCACCGAAATGCGTGAAGCGGAATTGTTAAAAGAAAGAATGGGAGTTCTGCAATTAGTCGACCCATATATTGGCAGATATTATTCATTGAATTGGGTCAAACAAAATATCCTTCAATTTACTGATGAAGAAATTGAACAGATGGATAAGGAGATGCAAGATGAAGAAGACAAAGGAATTGGCGGTCCTACTGTCCCGCCCGATGCCCAAGGACAAGGACAACAAGAACCTGAAGCAACACCAGAACAATACCCTGCCGAAGACAACACTCAGGAAGCAGACTCCACGGAGTCGTTAACACCGATGTTAGATAAACAAGTAGAGAAGTATTCATCTGGACTAAATAAGCGATAAAAGGAGATTATTATGGAAACATCACAATTTATTGACCAGTTAACTGCTGGCAATGCATCTGAGGCAAAAGAAACATTGAACAATTTGCTTTCTGCAAGAGCGTTTGAATCGTTAGATGCTAAAAAAGTAGAATTGGCAAAATCAATTTTTACTGGTAAAGAAGATTCAGTAGAAGTACAGGATACAGAAGAAGTTTAATGAAATCATTATTAGATTTTAAAACTATCGTTGAAGAAGAGAAGTCAGACTATTCAAAGTTTGACATGTTGGTTCGAGCCGGTCTTGCTAATAAGGCACAGATACAACGAATCCACAAAATTCTCGACAAGATGCAAGAAGAAAAACCTGTGTTTAATAACGCAGACAGAATGATTCTTCAAAACATGTTCAACAAAATGGTAGATTTGATTTCTAATAATAAACAAATCTTTACACAGGCAAGAAGAGCTGTTAAAGAAGATGTTGATACAATCGAAGCTGAGAGTTTGAATGAGGCAACTGACGCCAAAGACCCACCATACATACTATTGTTGAAAAGAAAAGCAATCAGAATCTATCCCGATGGTACTAAGGTTGCATTATATCATAATAAACAATTAGATAAATACTTCTCGGTGCCTTATGGTCCAGGTGTTGATGCAGCTATTCAGGCAGAAGAAACAGAATTAGAAGAAGCGGTTGATGCAATTGGTCAACTGCAAAAGATTAAAGATAGTCACAGTCATGGTACTGTAAATCATAAAGATGGTACGGCAAGTAAAATAGATGTACAAACTGCACATGCCATTTTGACAGTACATAAGAATTTGAATGATGATAATAAGAAAAAGTTTTCTGATATGGTCGCAAGGTCATCACATCATTTGAAAAAAGCAGCTGACTTTTCTTGGAAGCAAATGAAGTGAGATTTGTTGATTTAATTTTATCAAACAAATTGGATGAGGCAAAAAATATTTTAAGGTCTCGTTTGGATGAAATCGTTTCCAAAAGATTACAAGAAGCAAAACGATATGTCGCAGCAGACATGTTGGAAGAAGTAGAAGAACTTGATGAAGCGGGTAATCCTAATATCATCAAGATGGGCAGAATCAATAAGATTCGCCGTAGAATTAGAAGAAATGCCAAAGGCAGAATTGTTGTACAGAAGAATGTGCGAAAGTCTGGCATTAAAGGATATAGAATTTCAGGTAATACTGTAAAGAGAATACCTGCAACAGTAAGATTAAAAAAGGCTCGTTTGTTGAAACGGTCATGGAAGACAACTAGAAAAGCTAAATTGCGCCGAACTCTATTGAAAAGAAAAATGTCAATGAGAAGACGCTCATCATTAGGACTAAGATAATATGCCATTCGAAATAACTAACACACAAAGATCCGCTTCTATTATTAGAGTTGCTGATGCCGGAACTACAACAGTATTTTTAGCAAACTTAGCAGTTGATGCTAATGAAACTGTTTCAGCTGCAAACATTAGAAGATTAACTTGGTCAACCAATGGTAATATTCAAATTATCAGAAACTCTGTACCAGTATTGATGTTACACAACTCTGGTACAATGATGCTTGATGAGTTGAATCATTCAGTAGCAAATAATAATGGTTCATCAATCGTTATTACAATTGCAACAGGTGGTTCTATTGTTATGGAAGTTACCAAAGTAGCAACATATGCAACTGCACTAACAGGAATGTAACATGAAACTTATTAGAGAAACCGTAGAGAATGTAAAGTATCTTACCGAAGCTACAGAAAACGGTAAGAAAAATTTGTACATTGAAGGTACATTCTTGGTCGGTGACAAGATTAACAAGAATAATCGTATGTACGAAATGAAAACTTTAAGAAATGAAGTTTCGAGATACAATGAAGAATATATTAAGACCAATCGAGCACTCGGTGAACTTGGTCATCCAGACACTCCATCTATTAACTTGGAGAGAGTGTCACACAAAATTGTTTCTCTTGTAGAAGACGGTAATACTTTCTACGGAAAAGCATTAATTCTTGAAACACCATATGGTCAAATTGTTAAGAACTTTATTGATAATGAAGTAAGTATCGGAGTCTCTTCTAGAGCTCTCGGTTCTGTTGTTACCACTAAAGAAGGTTACAACCTTGTACAAGATGATTTGAGACTTGCAACAGCGGCAGACATTGTAGCGGATCCTTCTGCTCCAGGTGCCTTTGTCAACGGCATCATGGAAAATAAAGAATGGATGTTTGTTGAAGGACACTTCGTTGAAGCAGACTTTGACAACGCAAAAAGACAAATACAGAGAGCATCTTCTAAACAAATAGAAGAAGTTGCACTCAAATTGTTTGAAAATTACCTCAGAAAACTTTAATTTTATAAATAAGAAATCATAAGGAGAATCCTAATGGCAACAAATAAACTAATGGAAGCCGCAGCAGACATTCTTGCAGGAAGCAAGAAATCAGCAACGGGCATGCCAAGCCAAAAAGCCGAAGCCGAAGTCGTTGACTTAGGCGGTCCAACTAATCAGAATTCCAAACCAATGGATGATTCTGCTAAAATTGATGCCGCAAAAGCAGTCAAAGGAAAGGCAGTCGCACCAACAACAAAGCCATCAGATGCTTCATCTAAGATGGAAGATACAGAAGTCGAAGACGAAATCATTGCTGAAAAAATGCACGATGACGAAACTGAAGACAAAGCAATGATGAAAAAAATGAAGATGAAAGAAAAAATGAAAGAGGATGTTGAAGCTCTCTTTGCTGACGATTCTACCATCTCAGAAGAATTCAAATCTAAAGTTTCTACAATTTTTGAAGCTCGTGTCGCTGACCGTGTATTACAAATTGAAGAAGAAACAGAAGCAAAATATGCTGGCATGCTTGAAGAAGCAGTTGAGTCTATTCGTGCTGACCTTACCGAAAAAGTAGATGACTACCTTTCATATGTTGTTGAACAATGGATGAAAGACAATGAAATCGCTATCGAATCTGGTCTCCGCTCAGAATTGACAGAAGACTTTATTGCTGGTATGCGTAACCTATTTGCAGAACACTATATTGATGTTCCTGCAGAAAAAGTCGACCTCGTTGACGAACTTGCTGGTAAAGTTGAAGAACTCGAAAGCAAACTCAATGAAGAAATCGAGCGTGCAGTAGACTTAAAGAAATCTTTAGTTGAGTCACGCAAAGTAGAAATGACCCGTGAAGTATGTGAAGGTCTTACCGACACTCAAGTTGAAAAAATCAAATCACTCGCAGAGAGTGTAGAATTCTCCACAGAGGACGAATACAAACAAAAACTTGAAACAATCCGTGAGAACTATTTCCCTTCTAATGCCAAGAAAGCAACAGAAGCACAACTGCACGAAGAGTTTGAAGAAGAAGAGGCAAAGAAAGTCATTAATGACCCATTCGTTGCTGCTGTATCTCAAGCCATTTCTAAAACAAAAATTTAATTAGTAAACCCCAAGGAGATAACACATGTATTTGTCCGAAAATCTACAGAAAAAATGGGAAGGTGTCCTGGATCATCCAGACCTAGCCCCAATCAAAGACCCGTATCGTAAAGCTGTTACAGCAGTTATTCTTGAGAATCAAGCTCAAGAAATGATGAAAGCAAACGGCGGTTATTTGAACGAAGCAGTTCCAACCAATTCAGCATCTGCTGGTTTGGGTTCAGGTGGTGCAACAGGCTTCTCATCTGGTGCTACTGCATCAGGTCCAGTTGCCGGTTTTGATCCAATCTTAATCAGTTTGGTTCGCCGTTCACTACCTAACTTAATCGCTTATGATGTTTGCGGTGTGCAACCAATGACAGGTCCTACAGGACTTATCTTTGCAATGCGCTCTACTTACTCATCTGCATTAGGTACAGAAGCTTTCTACAACGAAGCTAACACAGGTTTCTCCGGTCTCGGTACCGCTCAAACTGCGTTGACTGTTGGTGCAGCTGCTGCTAACACATTCGTTGCAAACGGTGCAGGCGTTGCCGGTATGTCTACTGCTCTCGCAGAAGCATTAGGTGATGGTTCTAACACTTTCCAAGAAATGGCATTCTCTATTGAGAAAGTTACTGTTACTGCAAAGACCCGTGCTTTGAAGGCAGAATACTCAATCGAACTTGCTCAAGACTTGAAAGCAGTTCATGGTTTAGATGCAGAAACAGAATTAGCAAACATCTTGTCTGCTGAAATTCTTGCTGAAATCAACCGTGAAGTTGTTCGTACAATCTACTCTGTTGCTAAGACTGGTGCTCAAGTAGGTACAACTACTGCCGGTACATTCGACTTAGACACAGATTCTAACGGTCGTTGGATGGTAGAAAAAGTTAAAGGTTTGGCATTCCAAATCGAAAGAGAAGCCAATACGATTGCTAAAACAACTCGTAGAGGTAAAGGTAACATCATCATCGTTTCTTCAGATGTTGCATCTGCATTTGCGATGGCTGGTTTGTTAGACTACAACTCTGCACTCCAATCACAAGTTAACTTAACAGTTGACGATACTGGCAATACATTTGCTGGTACAATGTTTGGTCGTATCAAAGTGTACATTGACCCATATGCAACTACAAACGCAACTTCCGAGTTCGCAGTTGTTGGTTACAAAGGTTCTAATGCATATGACGCTGGTATTTTCTACTGCCCATATGTTCCTTTGCAAATGGTTCGTGCAGTTGACACTGGTACATTCCAACCAAAGATTGGTTTCAAGACTCGCTACGGCATTGTTGCGAACCCATTCGCAGAAGGCACTTCAAAAGGCGCTGGCGCATTAACTGGTTTGTCTAACAACTACTACCGTGCGTTCAAGATTGCAAACATAATGTAATCTAAAAGTCACCGTTAAGAGTGACACTTTAAAGAGACCTCCCACAAAGAGGTCTCTTTTTTTTGGTGCATAAATACACATATGACAGCTACTAATAGAAACCCCAATAATCAAAACTTTTTACAACCGAATAAGTTTATTATTAACTTTGCTCGGGCACCTAGTATACAATACTTCTGCCAGTCAGTAAGTGTTCCTGGTATTTCATTATCTGAGATTCCACAAAATACACCATTCGTTGATGTGTATGTTCCAGGTGAGAAAGCAATTTATGACTTACTCAATATTACCTTTATTATTGATGAAGAGTTAAAAGGTTGGATGGAAATACACGATTGGATTCGTGCAATGACTTTCCCTAAAGAATTTTCTGAATATCAGAATCTTGGTAATCTTAGTAGACAAGCCTCTGCGGCCTTAGCGACAACAAGAAAACCGCAATACTCTGATGCGGCAATTACAATTCTATCATCCTCTAATACACCGTATTACAGGTACAAATTGTATGATTGTTTTCCTACATCATTATCTACCTACATCATGGGTGCAAATGATTCGCCTGATACAACAATGAGTGCAGATGCCACTTTTAGGTACAGTTACTACGATATAGAAAAATTATTTTAAAAGGCTTGACAAACATTCCCTTTTAGTGTATCCTCTTTTAAATAAAGGAGGCATTTTACCATGAAACAACTTGATGATTTACTTGAGATGTGGCGTGCCGATTCTGAGATAGACAGAACAGAACCAGGCAAAGAGCTAATCAACATTCCAAAATTACACAGCAAATACTTGAATATACTTTCAAGGCAT